CCCTATGTCGACCCACCGTTTGACGAATACCTTCCCCACCCGATACCTCCCACCGCTCCTGATCCATGAAGGACCAGAAGATTTGGAAGATACGGGCGAGCAAGACGTAACGCCAGCATCTCTCACAGCCCTCTCCATCTCCATCATCACTGTCAGCTTAGACGACCATACGCGTCTTTTCGCTGTTAGTGTAGGGGTAGACGGGAGGGGCTTGCCTTCCTGTTCATGAAGGCATGCAGCGAGAGTCGATACACCATTGGATTCCCTGGAATCCTCCTTAAAAATAAGGACTCCAGGTACTCTCCACCCGTCCCATCCTTTGCGACATCGCTGAGGGCGGCATTCATCGAAAGAGCCAACCAAGGCTCCATCTCCGTATCCGTCCGGCAAACGTCGTTTCTGGAAGGTTTTTGGGAGATGGTCAACCAAGAAAGAAAAAGCGTCACGCACCACTTCACACCTATAAAGGTTAGAAGTGCGGCGCAGGCTCCATCTCGTAAGGTTGTTACAAAAAAGTAACAACTGGCTGACATTAGTAATCTCCTTTGTGACGGTAATTGGTGTAACGTCATGTCCGTAAAAGTAGTGTTTACCACAACTTTCACGATATGGACCATCAGCGTAGGTTTTCTTAAGGTTCGTCGTAAAACCGGCGAACTCCAATACATTAACTACTCTGTGAAAGTCCGCGACGTGACATATAATATCATCGCCGTAAACAGCAACACGTAACCCCTGCCTTCCCACGGATTCTTGACACACACTTGAACAGAGGGCCCAGAAAACCAGGCTCTCTAACTCGAACGTGAATCCATTACCCATAGAGGAGAACTTGTGGAGGTTAATAACCTCTCCACTTGGTAGACGGCTAGCATGAGATCTGCAAGATAGCAGACCCTCAAACCAGTCAGGGGGTAAGAGCTCACGAATTAGCTCGAAGCAAATTGTATCGCTAGCAGAGGCAAGATCGATGGTTGCTAAACCACCGAGGCTACCGGAGCGAGCGAGAATTTGATTAAGAGTTTGGTCGTTGAGATCCACTCCCACCTTAGCTAACATCTTTCGAATATACCCACCAAAGCCCTTTTGAATATACATATTCATACAGGGCTCGATGGCAATTACCCGATCGATAAAGGCGTCCTTAGGGACGGTGGTAACCTTGCTGCACTCCACAATTGAAAACAGCGGAATGCCAGGGTTTTCGAAACCCCCATGCGTGGCATGACACCACACAGGACTTCTACCAATTACGGCAGAAGCGGCAGCAAGATTGTCAAACGTTGTTTCGGGGTTATCCCCGTATTTGAACGAAGGATGTCTTCTCGAGAACGGTAGCCTTGTTGTACTACCCGGACCGAAATTGAAGAACGGTTCTACTTTGTTCCAACTAAAAGGACCAAGCAACCTCTCTATCTTTTTACGCGCGAGACGGAATGTCTCGTGGTGGACGGAATTAAAATCCCCGCCAGATCGAAAGAGCCTGATCCTCTCGTTGGTAACATCGCAAACACGCTCACATTCAAGCCATTTTTCAATGGCCTTCTCGCTCTTGTCCTCAGACCCGGGTAAACCCGGGAACTTTCGGAACAAGGATGTGGACAGCAGAGCTAGGGAGAAGTCATCGGGATTATCATAATCCCGGGGACTGGCCCGTAGCTCTGCCCCGCTGCGATACTCGCCGCTGGCGAAAC